TAACCGCCATTATCAGCGCCATTGTGATCTGCCTGGTAGTTTGCCTTGGGTGGCTGGCCAGTCACTACCACGACAACGCGACCGAGTTCAAAAGGCAGCGCGATAAAGTGACTGAGCAGCTCAGCCTGGCGAAAGACACCATCGCGGACATGCAGACCCGTCAGAGAGACGTCGCAGCGCTCGATGCCAAATACACGAAGGAATTAGCCGATGAAAAAGCTAAAAATGATGCTCTGCAGCGCAAGCTTGATAATGGTGGTCGGGTGCTCGTCAAAGGCAAGTGTCCAGTGTCAGCCGCAACCCAAACCGCCGGCGCCGCCAGCGTGGGCGATGATGCCACCGTCGAACTCTCTGCAGTTGCTGGACGAAACGTTCTCGGTATCCGATCCGGAATCATCAGCGATCAAACAGCCTTGAGGGCGCTGCAGGACTACATCCGCACGCAGTGCCTGAGGTGATAGTGGTATACTATCCGCAACAGCGTCTTGTATTGAGGTTATCATGAAAATAGTTGTTTTTTCTGACAATGGAGATCATGTCGTTGATGCGGAAGATGGAACCTTGCGCTGGGATATGATGAATTCTGATGGGATGGTTTCTCAAAGTCCTGTCGAGATGTATGTTTATAGAGAGCTATCAGCTCATAAGTTTGCGTACATTGCTAAATTCCGAGACGTATCATCAGCCGAAATTAATGAAGCTGTTGTAAAGCACGGATACGACGTATAGAAACAAATAGATACAAACATCAAAGGTCGCCACTGAGCGGCCTTTTTTATTGGCATTACAGAGCCACTTCAAGAGGTGGCTCGATAATGTCACAACGAGGTAAGCCATATGCGCACTACTGGAACTCTGACGGCGGAAATTACGTTTCGCCCATACATGAAGCCGCTGCTAATCCTTTCAGTGCTTTTGCGCTGGGGCTGGCTCACTAAGAAGTGTATCCGGATTGTCCCTGTAATTGGCAAGCAGGCGTAATTATAAAGTTCTGCAAATGGTGTCTGAAAAGCGCCATTGACAGAGTTTTATGTAAGTTTGTTGATGCATCGGTGTCGAAATTACCGAGCAAGTATCTTCGGTGCCTAGAGGATTGTTCTGCATGGCTGAAAATGACAATCGCAGACCATACCCTCCCGTCAACTTCACTGGTGAAAACTGGCTGCCATATACCCGGCTGATCCCTGCTGCCGAAATCGGCGAATGGGTAAATCAGAACATCCTCACCGAAGACGGCCGAATCCATAACCCTGACCATGCACACTTGGTCGATGCTGATGTCGCGTTTATGTGGGCCTCTGGCTCATTCGCCAAAAGCGGGCGCATTGTGCTTGGTCAGTGTGAACAGGTAATGATGCGCGCCGGTGGCTGGCAGAAATCCCGCATGGAGCAGCAAATGCATGAATGGTTCGGTCGCATACCGAAGTTCATCATCACCCTGGCTGCTGACTACTGCGAGCAATGCAGCGATCTGGAGTTCTGCGCACTGGTAGAGCATGAGCTTTATCACATCGCCCAGGCTACCGACGACTATGGCGCGCCGAAGTTCAACAAAGAGACCGGGATGCCGGTGCTCAAACTTCGCGGCCATGACGTCGAGGAGTTCGTCGGAGTGGTCCGGCGTTACGGCGCCAGCAAAGACGTGCAGGAAATGGTGGATGCGGCGAACAGGCCGGCGGAGGTTGCTCATATCGATGTTGCCAGAGCGTGCGGGACGTGCATGCTGAAACTGGCTTAATAACTGGACTGTACTGGACGGATGGTGAAACATGGCTGCACTAAAACCAGAGGTGAAAGCTGCCATTGTTCAAATGCTTGCGTGCTATGACACACCTTCTCAGGTGGTCGAGGCTGTCCAGAAAGATTTCGGTATCACCATCACCAGGCAGCAGGTTGAAACTCACGACCCGACAAAGGTTAGCGGAAAGACTCTCGCCAAAAAATGGGTCGACCTCTTCAACCGCACCCGCGACCGCTTCCTCAACGAAATCTCCGACATTCCGATCGCCAACAAAGCCTATCGCCTTCGCGTCCTGCAGCGAATGTCTACGACTGCCGAAGGTATGAAAAATCTCGGTATGACAGCTCAGTTACTGGAGCAGGCAGCAAAAGAGGTTGGCGATGCCTACAGCAACAAGCAAAAGGTGGAGCTAACCGGCAAAGACGGCGGCCCGCTGAATCAGGTGACGTACACCGCTGAAGACTATGCGAAGGCCCAGCAGAAGCTGGAGGGAAGGTTAGAAGGGCTGGACTGATATGAGCGGAATTATCGAATGGGATGACCTGTCATTCCCGGAGCGCGTGATCATCCGTTCAAAGTCTACGAAGTCATTCCTGAACTTCACCCGGATATGGTTCGAGATGATTCAGGGTGATCGGCTGCTGGTTAACTGGCATCACCGCCTGATGGCCTCAAAAATTGATGATCTGCTCGCCGGGCGTCTTGTCCCGCGAAACCTGATTATCAACATCCCGCCAGGCGGTACGAAAACTGAGTTCTTCTCTATTCACTTCCCGGCGTATGTCAACGCCCTGGTACAGGAGAAGCGGCTTAAACGCTTTCGCAACCTGAATATCTCTTTTGCTGACACGCTGGTAAAGCGTAACAGCCGGCGCACCCGCGACATTATCGCAAGCCGTGAATATCAGGAGTTCTGGCCCTGCTCGTTTGGTGTCAACCAGGCGGAAGAATGGGAGATAAAGGACGAGCGAGGGCGCTCTATAGGCCAGACGGTATCGCGCTCAAGCAACGGGCAGATCACCGGTGGTCGTGGTGGCTACTACGGACCAGAGTTTTCCGGCATGGTGATGCTGGACGACTACAACAAGCCGGTGGACATGCTCAGCGAGTCCCGACGCAAAAGCGCGAATACGCTGCTGGTAAACACCATCCGCTCACGTCGCGGCGATAAGTCGAAAGAGCACCCGACTCCGTTTGTGAGCATTCAGCAGCGCCTGCACACCGACGATGCAACGGGCTTCATGCTTGCCGGCGGAATGGGCGTGCCGTTTCACCATGTAGCCATACCGGCCATGATCGACGAGAAGTACATCCAGTCGCTCGATGAGCCATGGCGTTCGCTTTGCTGGGAAACGGTCAAAGATACCGATTCAGTGGTCGTTGGTGGCGTTCGCTACTGGTCTTACTGGCCGCAGATGGAAGACGTAAACGACCTCCTGCAGTTGTGGGAAAAGGATCGCTATACCTTCCTGTCGCAATACCAGCAAAACCCGATGGCGCTGACTGGCGGGATCATCGACACCAGCTGGTTCAGAACGTACACCACGCTGCCGAAACTTACGCACCGCGCCGTGTACGTCGATACGAACAGCGGGAAGGTAGAGGACTGGCTGGATTACACCGTGTTTACGCTAGCTGGTATGGGCGTGGACGGGAATCTGTACATCATCGACGTCGTTCGCGGCCGGTGGGACCCGGAAGACCTCCTGAAGAAAGCGGAAGAGGTTTGGGAAAAGTGGCGCCTCTCTGGCTCCATGCGGGTTATGCCGCTGCGTCATATGGCCATTGAAGAGAAGCAAGCCGGACAGGGCCTCATCACCACGCTGAAAAAACGTAGCCAGACCCCCGGGCAGCTCGCCATCCCGGTGAGGGAAATTCCGCGCGGTACCGGGCAGAACAAGCTCGTTCGCTGCCTTAACGTCATCCCCCAAATCAAAACCGGGAAAGTGTTTGTCCCCGCGACGCACACCGACGACGGACAGAAGCTTTCCAGCATCTTCTACGAGGACGGCACGATCGCAGGCTCAACGGAGTGGGTTCTGACGGCGATGACGGAATGCGCTGCTTTCTCCGCTGATGACAGTCACGACAACGACGACATCCTCGATACCTGGATGGACGCAATCGACGACAACCTGATTTCCGGCCCGCAGCCGATGGTTATCGACCCGAATCAACTCAGGAGAATTTAAGTGTGGTGGTTTAAAAAGAAAGAAGTCGCCGCGCCTGAGCCGGCAAAAGAACCTGAAGCACCGAAGGTAGGGATCAGGCCCGAAGCCGTGGCCGAAGTTCGCGCATTACCGAAAAGAGAGTTTCAGCGCTACGAGCCGCCGAAAGGGGTCATCCCCGAGGCTATCAAAAGCGCCATTCTGGCAATGGACTCCACGCCTTACGATGATCTCAATGCTGCGTATGGCGGTTACGGATACGGCGATTTTGATAGCTTTCCCGGCTACCCGTACCTGGCCACTCTGGCGCAGAAGCCTGAATATCGCAAGATGGTCGGTACCATCGCGGAAGAAATGACCCGCAAATGGATAAAGCTCAAAACTGTCGGCGATGAAGACAAGGCGGATCGGGTAAAACAGCTCGAAGAGGCCATGAAGCGGTTTAAGGTGCGCGAGCGCTTTAAAGAAGCCGCAGAGCATGACGGCTACTTTGGCGGCGGCCAGATTTATATCGACGTTCGTTCGCCGCGGGGAATCTCCGCATGGATGGACGACAACGAGCTGCAATCGAAGCTCTTCATGAGCGACAAGAAGATCACGAAAGGCAGCCTGCAGGGGTTCAGGGTCATCGAGCCTATATGGACCTATCCGGGGATTTATAACTCCGACAACCCGCTGAGCCCGGATTTCTACAAGCCGACGCAGTGGTTTGTCATGGGACGGACCGTACATGCAAGCCGGATGATTGATTTCGTCTCGCGGCAGGTCCCTGATCTGCTGAAAGCATCGTATAACTTCCGCGGCCTGTCTCTCTCGCAGATTGCCGAGCCATACGTCAATAACTGGCTTCGCACCCGCGACAGCGTCAGCGACATGATTCACTCGTTCTCTGTTCCGGTAATCGGAACAAATATGAGCACGATTCTGCAGGGCGGGGCGGCAGATGGCCTTCTGGCAAGGCTTGATGTCTTCAACCGATGCCGCGATAACCGTGGCGCATTCGCCAAAGACAACAACACTACCCAGCCAGAAACGGTTGAGTTCGTTAACGCCCCGCTTAACGGTCTGGATGCCCTGCAGGCACAATCGCAGGAGCACATGTCAGCGGTTTCGAGCATCCCGCTCGTCAAACTGCTGGGCATTACTCCAAATGGCCTTAACGCAACTTCTGACGGCGAAATCCGCGTTTTCTACGACTACATTCACGCCCTGCAGCAGTCTGTTTTTAAAGACAACCTGAAGCGCGTGATGGACATCATTCAGCTCTCTGAGTTCGGGGACATTGACGACGGCATAACCTTCGACTTTGAGCCCCTGTACGAAATGAGCGCTAAAGAGCGGGCGGAAATTCGCAAAGTAGACGCGGACACTGATGCTGTCTATGTGGCCGCCAGCGTGCTCTCCGGTAACGAAGTCCGCGAAAAAATTGCCGGTGACCCGGACTCTCCCTATCACTCTCTGGACCTGAATGATGACCTCGAAATCGAAGACGACTACGACGAAGAGGAAGAAGCAGACCCTGACGATAAGGGCGGTTCATCCTAACGCTGGCGTCGAAGCATGGTACCGCCGACAGCTTGATAAGCAGGTGCAGGAAATGCAGGCATCTGTTGTCTACTGGCTGTCGGCAAACTATCGGTCCAGCGGCGCGGCTGTCGCTATGGATGAATCTCCAGCTGATGTTATGCGAAAGGCGATGAATAAGCTGGTGAAGCGCTGGACGCGGCGGTTTGATGACATGGCGCAAAAGCTGGCCGACAGGTTCGCTAACGACGCCATGAAAAACGCGGATGCTTCACTGGCCACAGCCTTCAAAGATGCGGGGTTTACTGTCGAGTTCAAAATGACCTCGCAGATGAATAACGCTCTTCAGGCGACCATCGCCGAGAATGTCGGCCTTATCCGATCCATCCCCGAGAAGTACTTCACCGAGGTGGAAGGTCTGGTTATGCGGTCGGTAGCGCGTGGGCGCGACTTGTCCTATCTCACTGATGAACTCCAGAAGCGATACGGGATTACCCGGCGCCGTGCGGCGTTCATTGCCCGAGATCAGAACAACAAGGCCACCTCAGTCGTTCAGTCTGCTCGACAGCAGGCGCTCGGCATTACCCAGGGTATATGGAAGCACTCACATGCTGGCAAAGAGCCGCGACCATCCCACGTTAAAGCTGATGGAAAGGTGTTTGAGCTAAGCAAGGGAATGTATCTGGATGGTAAATGGGTGATGCCTGGAGAGGAAATCAATTGCCGTTGCACCTGGTCACCAGTAATACCAGGCCTATCGTAAATAATCAAAATCAATCAAGGTCGCTAAGGCGGCCTTTTTTATTTCCATAAGCGGGGAAGTCTATGGACGAACTCGAATCCTACTCGCTAGCCGAGGATGAGGATAAGTGGATAACCATAAATGGTTCCCACGTCAAAATTGATGAAAATGGAGATGTTGTTGCTGGCGCTGAAGGGAAGATTAATAGTAATAAAAATGAAAAGAAATCATCCGGGGAAAAACTATCAGCCAATGAAAAGTCAGCCATTTCCAGTTACTCAGGTGACAATTTCTTAAAAATAAACTCAGATCTTCGTAAAGGTAAAGATGAAGACCCTGATGTGGCACGCATTGACTCCGCCATTGGCAAGGGAAGTTTAGAAGGTGGAACGCTTTACCGAGGAATGAGCAGGGAGGACGCAAAAAAACTGTTCCCAGGCGGAGATATTAAAAAAGGAATGGTTGTTTCAGACCCTGCTTTTCTTTCCACATCTAAAGAAAAAAAGATCGCCGGTATGTTCAGCATCGGCGGTGTAATGCTCCAAATAGAAACAAATAAAGGTGACAAGGGGCTAGATGTTACTGGTCTTTCCAGCAACAAGCATGAAGATGAAACATTACTTCCACGCAATGCAAAAATGGAAGTGATTGGAGTGCACCCCCCAAAATCACCGGGGCAGCCGGTGACAATAAAGGTCAGATACATAAGCGAGGAAAAGAGACCCGCAATGGACGGGATTACGGAAAGCCTGGCATTTGACCGCGCCTCTGTGCGCACTATCGACGCAAATGGCCGCCTTCAGATTTCACGAACGAATATCAGCAAGGCAAACGTCAACGCCTACTACGGACGAGAGATACCAAGAAGCGAAGAACTTGGGCTCGAACCCAACAAGCTTTATCGGCTTTGGCGCCACCCGGACGAGCTCCGGAAAGCAGCCAAAACCTTCAATAACATCCCCGTGCTCAGCAAGCACATCCCCGATTTTCCCACCGACCCGCCCAATGAATTTCGTGTTGGCGTGACGCACTCCAATGCGGAGTTTGACGGCACGTATCTCACGGTTGGTATGTCGATCTGGGATAACAGCGCGATTGCTGGAATTGAGAGCGGAGAGCAGCGAGAGCTATCTGCATCGTACAAGTACGTCGCAGACATGACCCCGGGTGTCACTCCTGACGGCGAGCCTTATGACGGCGTTATGCGTGACATTTTCGGAAACCACGAAGCGCTGGTCCCTGACGGCCGCGCAGGGCCAGATGTACTGGTCGCAGATTCATTACCACCGGAGCTTAATCACATGCGTAAACATAAGGTAGCGGCGATCCGCGCCACCCTTAAGCCACTTCTGGCGCAGGATGCAGATCTGGAGGCAGAAGTCCGCAAAGCTCTTCTGGCTCTTGATGAAGCCGAAAAGGAAGACGAAAAAGTAAACAAACCCGCCGACGACGAAGACGACGACGAGAAGGATAAGAAAAAAACGGCGGACGATGAGGACGACGAAGACGACAAGGACAAGAAGAAAACCGCCGATGACGAAGACGATGAAGAAGACGACAAAGTCTCCAAAACGGCGATGGACTCTGCGATTCGTCTGGCGGCCGACAGCGCGACCAAAAAGGCAGCGGAAAACTTCCGCAAGGTTCGCGAAGCCGAACAGATTGTTCGCCCGCTGATCGGCGACGTCGTTGCCATGGACTCTGCTGAAGATGTCTATCGCACCGCGCTTGAGCAAAGCGGCGTGGATATCGCAGGCGTTCACCCGTCCGCTTATCCGGCGATGGTCAAAATGGCGATCAGCCAGAAAGAAAATTCACGCCCTGTCATTGCGCAGGATTCCGCTTCCGTCAGTGAGTTCGAAAAAGCATTCCCGACCGCTGGCAAACTGAAACGAGGTTAACATGGCAGGTTTTCAGACACGAATTAACCAGTATCCGGCCCCCGGCGTCGAAGGGGCCTTTGCTGGCACCAACCCTCACGCGACCTATCAGGCTGGCGAGGGCGCTCTGGTTGCTGGCGAGGAAGGCCTGACTGTTGGCCGCTTCGCCTGGGACGTTGACGGTGTGGCTTCCAATGCCGGTAGCGGTGTTCCGTCTGGCTTTGTCCATCGTGACGGTCAGGCCTCGATCACCATTTGGCTGGGTCAGGCATCCATGCTTATCCAGCCCGGCCGCGAAATCACCTTGATGGTAGCCGGTGACTTCTGGGCCAAAACGTCAACCGCTGCCACCCGCGGGCAGAAGGTTTTTGCATCCCTGACCACCGGCGAGGTGCAAGTCGCCGCAGCCGGCGCAACCGTGGCCGGTTTTATCGAGACCGCATTCTATGCCGCAAGCGATTGTGACGCTGGCGAGCTGGTCAAAATCAGCACCTGGAGCAAGTAATGAACGAATTTCAGCGACACTACGCCGCAGCCAGCGGGAAATATGGCATTGTGCTGCCCGGCGCGAAGGACTACCTGAAGCCGGAGTTTGCGGAGAATTTCGCGCTGGCGATGGATGCCCAGCCGCAAATGGTTACTGCGAATAACGCCGGTATCCCGGCCTACTTCACGAACTACGTCGATCCGGAACTTATCCGCGTTCTCGTAACGCCGATGAAGGCCGCAGAGATTATCGGTGAAGTGAAAAAAGGCGACTGGACGACGCTGACCTCGCAGTTCCCGATCGTCGAGTCAACTGGTGAAACCAGCGCTTACGGCGACTTCAACAACAACGGCATGACGTCCGCCAACGTTAACTGGGTACCGCGCCAGTCATTCCATTATCAGACTCACACCCGCTGGGGTGAGCGCGAGCTGGACATGTACGGCGCCGGGCGTATCGGCTATGCCGCAGAGCTCAACGTGGCCTCTGCGCTTGTACTGAACAAGTTCCAGAACAAGTCCTACTTCTACGGCATCGCCGGGCTGGAAAACTACGGTCTGCTCAACGATCCGTCTCTGAGCGCTCCGGTGACGCCGGCGGCGACTGGTTCCGGCGGTAGCGTTACCTGGGCAACTAAAGACGGGCAAGCCGTATATGACGACATCTCCGGTCGTCTCTATAAGCAACTGGTCTCTCAGACCAAAGGCCTCGTAGAGCGCACCGATCGCATGGTGCTCGGTATGTCGCCGGAAATGGAAGTCAACCTGACCAAGACGAACCAGTACAACGTGAACGTCACCGATCAGCTGAAGAAAAACTTCCCGAACATGCGTATCGAAACCGCTGTTGAATACAGCACCGACGCAGGCGAGCTTGTGCAGCTGATTGTTGAGCGTCTGGGTGAGCAGGACACCGCTTACGCAGCGTTCACCGAGAAGATGCGCGCCCACGCTGTCGTGGTGGAAGAGTCTTCCTGGCGGCAGAAAAAATCCGGTGGCACCTGGGGTGCAATCATTCGTCAACCGCTGGGCATTGCCAGCATGATCGGGGTGTAACATGGCCGAAACAGTAACTGTAGGATGCAAACTGCCGAACGGCCTGATCCTGGAGCAGGGCGGGTACAAAGTGGAGCTTAACGGCTCCAACTCCTCTCTCGTTTTCGGCGGCTACGGCCTGACCGAAAACGTGGACAAGGAAGCCTTTGAGGCGTGGCTGGCAGTACATGCTGATCAGCCATACGTTCGCAAAGAGCTGGTATTTGCCCAGGCGAAAACCAGCAGCGCTCAGGCGAAAGCGAATGAAAACGCTTCGGAGAAAACTGGTCTGGAAGGTCTGGATCAGAACAACCCGGCCCCGGGCATTGAGAAGGCGGACAAAAAATAATGGCGATCGTTGTCTTTGATGTTGCCGCATTTCGTGAGCGTTACCCGGAGTTCGATGCCGTAAGTGAAACGCTGCTTAATGCGTACTTCACGGAGGCAACGATTTACCTGAATAACACGGATAGCAGCCCGGTAAAAGATATCTCTATCCGGGCTCTTTTCCTGAACATGCTGGTTGCGCACATTGCGGCGCTGAATTCAGGCGTAAACGGCGAAAAGGCTTCTGGTCTGGTTGGTCGTGTGGCAAGCGCATCGGAGGGTTCAGTGTCAGTATCAGCTGACGCAGGCCCCTCAAGCGAAAGCTCATGGTGGTATAAGCAGACTACTTACGGGTCAGCTTACTGGGAGGCCACAAAGCCTTACAGGACCGGTTTTTATGTCCCTGGCTCATCCCCTTCAATGTACCCGGGCCATTATAACCGTCGTTCATTCATCCGGAGGTAGCTATGGATGGAATGTCAGGCGGAGATAAGCTGATGGAGCACCTGCAGTCTGTCGCAAAGGGACTTTCCTCTGGCGATGATTTGAAGGTGGGCTTCCTTGAAGGGTCCAAGTACCCCGACGGGACGCCGGTAGCACTTGTGGCAGCCACCAACGAATTTGGCGGCACTGTAAAAATCCCGGCGCATACCCGGGATTTGAACTTTTACGTTCGCCGTGACGGTGTTTCGCGCTTCGCAAAGCCATCAAAGGCCAATTTCGCGCAGTCAGTAATGATACCCGAGCATATCGTTACGATCCCATCCCGGCCGTACTTCAGGAAGACCATTTCTGAACATGGTCCGGAGTGGGGCGGAGAGCTCGGGAAGCTCATGAAGGCAAACGATTTTGACGCCCGCAAAAGCCTGGCGCTGATGGGGGAGCGGATCAAGGGGCAGATTCAGTCGTCCATAATCGCCTTTTCTGAGCCGCCGAACGCAAAAAGCACGGTCGACAAAAAAGGGTTTAATGACCCTTTGGTGTGGAGTGGCGACATGCTAAACTCTGTTGATTATGAGGTTAACGATGGGGTATAGCATGGGGCGAAAGGCGATAGATTACACAGGCAAAAAGTATGGAATGCTCACCGGTTTAAAAAACACCGGACAGAAATTTCATAAGGGGTTTGTGTGGGAATGGTTATGCGACTGTGGAAATACGCATCAAGCACTCCCTCAACATGTCACTTCTGGTTCGACTAAAAGTTGCGGATGTTACCGAAAGGAAAAGTCCGTGATTAAAGCCGGAGAGACCTATGGATACTTAACTGCTATCAAAAAGACTGAGGAGAAATACTTCAATTCTTACAAGTGGTTATTTGTCTGTGTCTGTGGAAAATTACTATCCCTTTCCGCATCCCATGTTATGGGCGATCAAAAAAGCTGCGGATGTATGCAGCATTCCAATCCGCACAAAACACATGGCATGGCAAATTCTCTTGAATACCGATCATGGCAGGAAATGAAGGCCAGGTGTGGTGGTAAGGACGACGTTTCCATCAAGCATTATGTTGAGCGTGGAATAGATTTTTGTCAGGAATGGAATAGCTTCGATAGGTTTTATCAAGATATGGGGCCTAGACCAGCAGGAACATCTCTTGAGCGCATCGACAACGACCTTGGTTATTCTGCAGCAAACTGTCGCTGGGCGACCCAAAGCGAGCAGATGGCGAATACAAGGAGGACTATCAGGGTATTTGTTGATGGGGTGGAATATTGTCTCAAGCATGCCTGCGCTTTAAGGGGTATTAACTATGACAAAGTCAGGTCAAGAATTAGAAAAGGAATGCAGCCTCAAGAGGCTCTTGATATGGGGTGACCCATGAATCTGCATTCCATAGTGCGCAGCGCCATTAGCGCGGTCAATCCTCGCGTCGAAGCGCAAATTTATCGCTCATCCGGGCCCGTCAAAAACCCAGATTATTCGACCTCGCCGGGTTTCGATCCGCCAGTGACGATGATGGTGCAGAAGCAGGCGTTAAGTCAGGAAGATATCAGACACATGGATAACATGAATATCCAGGGTGTACTGGTCAGCATCTGGACGGATGGCAACTGGTGCGGGATTAACAGGGATCGGCAGCAGGGTGGGGATAAGTTCGTTATCGGCAATGAAACATGGCTGGTTGTGGCTGTTCCTGAAGTCTGGCCGGACTGGACGAGGGTTATCGCATGTCAACAATTGACGTAGGCCTGCAGGTCACTGAAAGCGATCTGTTTAAGGCGACCGGCGATTTCCTTTCAGCTCTTTTCCCGGGCGCAGAAGTCACGCAGACACAGCAGAACCAAACCCCAATGCCGAAAGGCGGTTTCATTACCATGACGCCGCTTTTCCTGAATGACCTCTCAACCAGTGCTGTCGATTACGAGTATGACGGCGTCAGTGATTACGGGCGGGCAGAACTTCGCCGCATCGATGAATGGCAATGTCAGCTCGATTTCTACGGAGATCAGGCGCAAAACAATGCCACCATCTTTTCGCGCATCGCACGCTCTGAATTCGCATGCACCTGGTTCAGGGAAAATGCGAATGTCCTGGTGCCGCTTTATTCCGGCCCCCCGCGGCAAACATCAATGATCAACGGCGAGAAACAGTGGGAATCCCGCTGGACGCTTGAATTCCACGCAAACCCGCTGATTGTCGTCAGCGTTCCTCAGCAGTTTATGACAGGCGCAGATGTGATATCGCAGCCGGTCGACGTGAGATTTCCTCCGGAGAAATAATAAATGGCAATTTCGCTATCAAAAATCGCCCAGATGCTTCCCGGCGTACTGAAGGCGACAGGGACAGCTATTGATCTCAATGGCCTGTTCCTGACCGACAGCGCATACGCGCCGGTTGGTGCAGTACCCTCATTTTCCAGTGCGGATGAGGTAAAGGCGTACTTCGGCAGCGCGTCGATTGAGTACACCGCCGCGGTGCTGTATTTCGCCGCTTTCACCGGTAAAACGCAGATGCCTGGCAAGCTGTATTTTAGCCTATTCAATACCGCAGCAGTGGCGGCATTCCTTCGTTCCGGATCGCACGCCGCGACCACGCTGGCACAGCTCAAGTTGCTTTCGGGTACGCTGACTCTGACCGTTGACGGCACGGAGGAGACTTCTGCGGCTATCAACCTCAGCGGCGCCACCAGTTTTGATAACGCGGCAGAGCTGATTGAAACCGGCATTGGCTCCTCGGTTGTAGTGACCTGGGATAGCGTGCTGAAGAAATTTATCATTACCTCTGCAACCACAGGCGTGGATAGCACCATTACATTTGCCGATGAAGGTACGCTGGCCACAGGGCTTAAACTGACCGAAGCGACCGGCGCAGTGATCTCCCAGGGTGCGGCGCCGGCAGTGGTTGACGATATCTTTACCGCCATTCTGGCCAAAGAGCAGGACTGGGTAACATTCTCCACGACGTTCGCTGTCACCAAAGACCAGGCTAATGCGTTTGCACTCTGGACAAACAGCCAGAACCACCGCTTTGCCTATGTCCCATGGGACGCATCAGGAACGGCAATCGTGGCGGGCAGCTCGAATGCACTGGTGTACGACATCATCAACACCTACGCCTATAACGACACCTGCCCGGTGTATGGTTATCCGAACCACGCAGCAAACGCGATGGGGTTTGTGGCTGCGCTGAACTTCACGCAGGCCAATGGGCGCTGTTCTCTGAATGGTCGTCAGGTGTCCGGCCTGCTGCCGATGATCAGTAACGATACTGATTACGAAGCGGCCAAGGCCAACGGCTATAACTTCTACGGCAACTATGCCTCGAATGCAGTCGAAACCAACCAGTGGGCGCCCGGCTCTATTACCGGTGATTACGCCTGGCTTGACGCATGGGCGGGTCAGGTATGGGTAAATGCTCAGCTTCAGGCGGCTCTTGTTGCGCTGTTCCAGCAGGCGAGCAACCTGCCCTACGCAGCAGCCGGAAAAGCTCGCATTGAGTCGTGCATGAAGCCGACCATTGAGCAATTCAGGGCGTGGGGTGGCATGACGGCAGGCACCGATCTTGACCAGTCGCAGATCGACCAGATCAACGCCATCGCTGGCGTCGATGTTACGGATTCGCTTCTGGCTGAAGGGTATTACGTCTACATCGGCCCGTTCACCCCGGCAATGCGCGCCGCGCGTACCAAGCCAACGGTTTACTTCTGGTACACCGACGGCGGGATCATCCAGGGTATCACCGTTAACAGCACGGAGGTGCAGTAATGGCCGGTCAAAATATTACGTCGGCAGACGCCATCATTGAGCTGGTAATCGCTGAGCTCTACCCGTCAGGGTTTAACCTGGAGCAGTTCGAAGCGCAAAACATCTTCGAAATGGGTGATACCGATATGGCAGAGTACCAGCGTACTGCTGACGGTAAACTGCTGGGCGGTTTTGTTTATGGTGATCTGCCGTGGACATTCCATCTGGCTGCATCCTCACCGTCGATTAAGTATATCGACAACTGGCAAACCACGCAGATGACCACGCGGTCTGTGCTGCGTGTCAATGGGACGGTGATCCTGCCGTCGCTGGGGAAAAAGTACATCATGACCAACGGTATCCTGCAGCGCGCACGCCGCATGCCGTCTGCTGGCCGTGTGCTTCAGCCGGTAACTGGACTTATCCAGTGGGAAACTGTCACCCCGGCAGACTACTCAGCGTAAAAAAATCAGCCCGGCTAAGTCCGGGCTTTTTTATATCAGAAATAAACCTCCTGCGCGTCGCAGCGCATTTAACTCCCGAGTCTTTCAGAAAGCTGAGCCTGAGAAATGCCGTATAGGTGCGGACCTTCTCGGGGCGGCATTTCTGTGCGAACAGGCTCATCTTTCTAAAGGAAATACCGCAATGTCATACCCAACAGTTATTAACGGACTTGATTTCCGTGACCTCATTTTTGTTGCTGACAACGACCCGGTAACTGACTCGTTTATGGTGGCGAAGGCATTTGGAAAGTTGCCTAAAAACGTAATTCGCGACATTGAGCGAACTATCGAGGCCTGCCCGCCGGAGTTCGATACAAAACTCAATTTTGAGCTTTGCTATAAAAACAATGAGTTGCAGAACGGTAAGCCGCAGAAGTTCTATCGGCTCCGCAAAGATGGATTGATGCTTCTGGTTATGTCCTACACCAAAAAAGAGGCGATGCGTATCAAGATCGCCTACATCAACGCCTTCAACTGGATGTACGCGATGCTTCAGGTTGGGCGGCGCCAGTTTGAAGAAGAGCGTAACGCCGTCATGCTGGAGTTCCTGAAAGAGAAGGATGTTGCCAGTATGTCTGGTCGCCTGTTACGCCGGTGGGGGAAAGAGAAGAAGCCCCAGCTACTTTCACGCATTGAGCAACTGGACAAGCAAGGTCAGTTGGCATTGCCCGGCGTTCCTGGCGCGCTTACCGAAGCATGAAACCCACAAATTCGTGGTTTTTGGATAGCCCACTCAGGTGGGCTTTTTTATTGCCAGATAACTCATTCAGGAAACAAAAATGGCTCGTAAAAGCATCGTATTCACGGTTGAAGCGAATAACCGTGACAAGGGTAAGCAGTTCAAAATCACCGAAATGCCGGCGAGAAAGGCCGAAGAGTGGGCGATCCGCCTGGCGTGCGCCGTGATTGGTGCCGGCGTTACCGTTCCCGACAATATGATGATGGCCATCGGTGCTGCGGTGGCGCCAGCCCCAGCCGAGGATAACGCAGAAGCTCGCGAGCTGTACGAAAGCGTGATGGCCAGCGGTATGGCCGGACTCGCTCAGTGGGGTATCACTTCACTGGCTAAAGTTCCGTTCGCACAGTCAAAGCCTCTGCTTGATGAGCTGCTTGGCTGCGTGAAATTCCTCGGGGGTAACGGTATCGAGACAGCGCTTGTTGACGAAGGTCAGATAGAAGAAATCAGCACCTGGTCGCGCCTGAAAATCGAAGCCTTCAAACTCCATATCGCTTTTGTAGCAGCCACCGCAAGTTAGAAATCCCCTTATCCGTTCCTGAAGATTCAGATCGCGGCTTCATACAGTATGCGAATGTACCGCGCACCATCGCCGCGGTGATCTCCGGGAAAATGGCGACACTCCACGAACTGGACACCGTATACAGCGTCCAGGATATGTGGTGGCTGATTGAAATAATGACCGTGGATAACACCAACAGAGCCATAGCGGAGAGTGATCATGGCAGCAACGGTAATTGACGCCCTCCTGGTGACGCTGGGCCTTGATACGTCTGACTTCCGTAAGGGGCAGAAAGACGTTAGCGACGACCTCAAGAAGCAGCGTGAGGATGCGAAAAAAACCGCCAAGGAAATGGCGGAGCAGGGGAAAAAGGCAGCAGCATTCTTCGGCAGCATAAAGACGGAGCTGCTGGCACTGACTGGCGTTACCGTCACTGCCGGCGGCCTGATGAGCTTTGTGAAAAGCACCACCTCAGGGCTAATGGAGTTGTCCATTCAGGCTAAATCTTTGGGGATGACAGCCAAAGAGCTTGACGGCGTGGGCAAGGCGGCAGAGGCGGCCGGTAGTTCTGTCGAGAAAATAAGTGCAGCATTGCAGGGGTTTCAGAACGCAAAGCAACTGGCTAAGGTCGGGGTGTACGATACGCCAGTGCAGGAAGCTGCAATCCGGCTCAATTCTCTGACCCATGATTCTTTCAATATCAGGGACGACTCAGCACAAACCACGTTCAGGAAAATACTGGAGTCGGCAAGGAAGGTTACCGATCCAGATATCCGCCGTCAGATTCTTCAGTTGGTTGGTATTGATGATGCTATCAACCAGCGCAACCAGGAAGGCAAGTTCCTGCCTGACGTTGATCGCCTGACTAAAAACTCAGGGATTTCTGATGAGTCAATAAACGGGGCCAAGGAATTCAATTCTGCATGGGCTGAATTAAACCAGAACCTTGATACCACAAAAAACCAGTTTTATACCTTCCTGATCCCGTATGTCCGCGAGTTCAATGGCGTACTTCGTGACTTATCTGACTGGATGAAATCTCACCCTAAAGAGATGAAAGCCGGTATTGATGCGTTTTTCGGCGCCATAAAAGACGTGGCGGCTGCGGCCAATGATGCAGCCGACGCAGTGGGAGGGTGGAAGAACGTTATTGTCGCGTTGCTTGCTTTAAAGGTTGCATCATGGTTTAGAGGGATCGCGTTTGCGCTAAGTGGTCCGGGCGGTCTCATTTTTGCCATAACCGCGCTCTACCCAATAATTGACGGGCTCCTGTCGAAGATAGTGAGCAAGGAAAATAGAGAGTGGATGCAAAATCACGGTATTTTCTGGACCTCTAATGGAGAGTTTTTCCTTAACAAGAAAGACGCAGAGGAAAGGCAGCGGCAAATTGACTCCGGCGCCGTTCCTAACGGCTCACAGAGGATTGTTCCTAATGCCTACCAGCAGGCAATGATGGATACCCAAATGGATTTGTCTACGGCAATGAAATTAGATGTAGGCCAATACCAGCCTAACATCCCATTAAATGCCAAAGCTGCAAAATTGGGTATTAAAGGGAAATCATTCTTGCAGGCAATGGCTGGCGAGTTCGGTGCACTGGGGGGCAAATATGGCCTTCCTGCCGGACTGCTGTCTTCGGTAGCTGCTACTGAATCAGGTGGCGATCCTTTTGCGGAATCGAAGGCTGGAGCTAAAGGCTTATTCCAGTTCATGCCTGGCACGGCAAAGGATATGGGGCTCAAAGGTCGTGATGTTTACGATCCCCACAAATCTGCAGAGGCCGCCGCTAAATATCTCAGATGGTTAATGGATGCCACGGGTGGGGATCTGGAAAAAACTCTTGCTTCCTACAACTGGGGCCTCGGAAACGTCCAGAAGAAAGGCATGGATAATCTGCCGTCGGAAACTCGCAATTACGTTCCTAAAGTCATGGCCGGAATGCGCCCCGGCGCCGGGATGGCCGTAGACCGCGCGATGCCCGGGCAGTCCGGTGCGACTTATCAGTTTTATGGCACCAAAATCACCACTCAGGCCAAGAACGTGGAACAGCTTACCAGCGACATCAAAAAGCACGGCGACAACCGCGTCATGCTTTTGGCTGGTTACTCAGGACAATAACTCATGTCGTTTTCTCTGAATGTCTCGACAGTGCTATCCGCCATTCAGGGAGGAAGCCTGTTATCCGTCCTTAACAGCGCCCTGTCGCCAACTTACCGGATCACCTATAACACCGTTGATGAGTCGCTTTTGACGGCTGCAGCCGGGCAGGAGGTTTTCTCTCCGTCCGGCTGGGTTAGCGTTGATCGCTACGGTGACGCAGCGGTGACTAAGGGGCCGGTAGAAAAGGGGCGGTACACGTCCTATAACAAAGTGAAACAGCCGTCTGAACTTAGGATCATTTTTGCCCTTGAAGGGTGGACGGCTTTTTCCGGGTCCCTTCCCAACCTGACCAGCTTCTCCCTGCTGAGCCGGAACAATTTCATTCAGAAACTGGATGAGATGAAAAACACGGCCAGCACCTACAACATCGAGACACCTGATACGGTGTATTACAGCTACGATCTGACCCACTTTGATTACTTTGTGGGGTCGTATCGTGGGCAGACGTTGTTGATGGCGAACTGCACTTTCGAGGAGATCATGGACGGCGGGGAGGTTATGCTTTCAAACGCTGTAATTGAAGGCCCACCGACCAGCAACGCGAAAACCAATAATGGCACCGCAGCCTCAACACAGGTGATTACCGGGGCAACGAAAGAGGTGACTCTGAGTAATGTTAAAGATGCCTGGTCTAGCGCCAACACTACATTATCAGACGCTCTCCAGACGACAGGGGCGGCGATTGTTTCTAACGTTAACTCGGCAGCCGAGTCGGTCTCTAAGGCGTGGGACAGCTCTTCTACTGCAGTTTCTAAGCAGATAAAAAGCACCGTCTCCGACTTTCTGGAAAAGGTGATGTGACATGCAGGAAATTAGCTTATCACCGTCACTTTCTCAAAAGGTGTATGTCACGCTTGGCGGCCAGAACTGCGCTATCAAGTTGCATCAGCGCTCTACCGGGTTTTACGCCGATCTGTATGTCGATGACAAGCCGATATTTCAGGGCGTTCTCTGCCTGAACTGCGTTTACCTGGTTCGGTATAAATATCTGGGGTTCAGTGGCGATCTGGTTTTCGTTGACTCAAAAGGTACAGCCGATCCGTATTACGACGAGATCGGCACCAGATTCAAGCTGTATTATGCGACGAGCAGTGAGGTCGGCAGATGAGTTACAAGGAGAGAGAACTTACCGTATCGTTCACGCTGGCTAACGGTACGTTTGACGGCGACATTGGCGACACTTTGACTGTTAAAGGTTTCAAATGTGAAGCTGCTATATCTGCCTTTGGCGGCGCTACAGGTACAGTACTTGAACTTAGCCTCTGGGGCCTTTCCCTGGAGAATATGTCCAAGCTGACGACAAACGCGCAAAAGATAATCGCGTATGCACAGAACTCAATTGTCGTTTACGCCGGCGACACCCGTGTTTTTTCCGGGTCAATAACATCTGCCAGGATTAACCTTAATCAGATGCCGGATGCGCCGATTGAGATAACCGCAGCGGCCGCCGGCAGGGAGCGCCTGATCCCCTGCGAACCTACATCCATTCGCGGCGATGCGGATGTGGCTGATATGATTCGCGCTCTTGCCTTTAAAGTTGGCCTGAAATTCATCAATGTCGACGTCAAAGCGACTCATCGGAATCCGTATTTCGATGACAACGCAATAATCCAAATATTAAAAATTGCGGCAGCGCATGACATATCTGTTGATATAGATTTTGGCACTGTCACAATTTATACAGGTAAAACACCGTCGGATTCAGTTGTTCCGTTAATTTCGCCAGAGCATGGACTTATTGGGTATCCAATATTTTATGAGATGGGGATTAACTTTAGGTGCATTTATTCACCGGCGCTAAAATTGAATACGAAGATCATCCTGAAAACAGACTTGCCACACGCTAGCGGCGAGTGGGTGGTGCAGGCGGGGACTACCCACTATCTGTCCTGTAAAGTGCCTGGTGGGCTTTGGGAGACGTTTGTTGTGGCATCTCCGGCATCTGTCATCGGAGGGGAAAGCAATGGCAACTAACCAAAAAGCTTCTGATATCTCCTGTCAGGGTAACGCGATCTTGTCCCTTATAGCCACGGCATCAAAGGGCAATGTTTTTGCAGATATTGTTCTGGTTAAAGATGTTGGTGATGGCGTTATGACTGTGCTACCTCTTGTGAGCGGCGCGAACGTTTCCGGGGGGGAGATTAAATGTCAGGAGGTATATGACATCCCCTTCATTCGGTATCAGGCCGGGAACAGCGCTGTAAAAATGACTCCCCGCATTGGCGATATTGGCCTGGTAATCGTCTGTGACAAAGACACAACCAATGTCAGAGCGTCAAGGCAAAGTGGACCACCGCCAACTCAGCGGCGCCATTCATACTCTGATGCTGTTTACATCACTGCTATCGCTAGTTTGAACGATGAACCCACGGAGTTCGCTGAGTTTACAGGCAGCGGAATAAACATACAGAGCCCTGGAGTGGTTAACATCAACGGCCTGAAAGTCCATCCAAACGGGCAGCTTGAACTTGTCGACGGTTCTATCGTTGATGGGCATACTCATGGTGGGGTAGTATCAGGAGGAAGCCGAACTGAACCCCTGGAGCCGTGAAATGGTAAGTAAAATATATTTTATCCCCTTGGTATTTTTATTATCAAGCTGTGCTTTATCTCCTACTGAGGCTATCCAATATCAAAAGGAGCATGGCTTTGATAAGCAAAAATTCAAAACAAATTCAGGTGGTACTCAGTCTGTAGACGATCTAAGAGAGATATATAAAAACGTGACTGGATTAAACCTTCCTGAGCAAAACACAAGCGAATGCCTTAAAGATAACGTCTGCTACTACAATAAATATGCCAATGTCTTCGATTCCATGATGGATAAAAAAAGAGAAAAAGAAAGAAAAGAAAACGAAGCATTTGCAGCACAGAAAGAAGCTGAGTGTCAGGCTAGTAAGGAGTGTATGGCCAAGCGTGAGATTGATGCTGCGTCTTACACTTTAAACAATGTCTACTATTCTCTAATGGCCCGATACCCATACCAGCAGGCTGATTCTGATGCTGGGGTAAGACGTATGTGCCGGGCGGCTGGCGAGGCTGAGAGATCTGGCGTTTCTCTTGAATTGATGAAAAAGAACATCAGCTTAACAGAAGGAATTGGCCCTGAAATGAGATACCAAATAATCCAGGTTGCTGAGGCCTGCTGGACAATGAGCAAGTACGGCGTTCCTGACGGTACCACGCAGATCAAATCAGTGTATTAACACAACCACTCAATCTTATGTTTTTGAAACCTCGCTTCGGCGGGGTTTTTTTATGGGAGTAAATCATGCTCATTACCCTGTCAATCGACACCTCACGCATAGACGACAAGATTCACGTCCTGACCAGTGAGCTTAAATCACGATTTCCCGATGGAATTTCTGAGCGAGTCGATAGCGAACTGTCTCGCCTGACTAACGACATCATCTTTACTGATTTCTCTTCCACAGTCGGCGCAGATGGAACCCGCGAGGTCGTCCAGCGTGTTGACTTCGGCGGGAGCTTTGATGCGTTCACTTCCGCACTCCGGGCAGGTGATTTTGATGTCCATGGCGATCCCCTCAAAGTTGTTTAAAGCAACATACCCAGGGCGCCTGATTTATTAAATCCTGACATTTAACCAATGGATATTCATCCATGAAAACAATCTCTCTCAAACTCGACCCCGATACCTGGGATCTTGTCCTTGATGAGCTGGGTAATATCGCCACGGTTGAAAATCCCTACGCCTGCGCTCAGGACGTAGCGACGGCATGCCTGGCTATACGCGGCGAGTGCATTTACGAAAAAGACACCGGCGTTAATTACAAAGAGCTGCTGAACGTTAAGGCCAGCACCGGCGCCATGGCGGCCGCGCTTCAGGTTGAAGCGTTGCGGATGAGCTATATCGCGCGCGCTGAGCCGACGCTGATTAACAACCGCGATACGCGCCGCACTACCGGCGTTATTGCGATCGTGGATACAAACGGCCTGGATTCCAGCGTCACCCTGTGAGGAAAAAATGACGACAATCTCTACGGCGGTACCGGCCGTGACCTTTTCCACCACTGGCCTTGATGTTCCAGATGAGGGAGACATTCTTGCCGGGCGTATAGCAGATATTGGTTCTGCATTCGGGACGGCGATGAGCACGAACCTCAAGACGCCGCAGGGGCAACTGGCTGTCACTGATACTGCAATCATCGCAGACAAGAACGATCAGCTTCTGGCTATCGTCAACAACATGAACCCGGACTTTTCCTCCGGCAGATTTCAGGATGGCATCGGCAGGATTTACTTCCTCGATCGCATTGCTGCTGCGGGTACGGTTGTAACGGCCACATGCTCCGGCGTACCGGGGACGGTGATCCCGGCACAGTCCTATGCAACCGACGATAACGGTTATATGTACGTGTCCCTGGCGGCCGGAACGATAGGTGCGGACGGGACGGTAAAGATCGAGTTCCAGAACCTGACTACCGGGCCGATAGCTTGCCCCATCGGTACGCTGACAAACATCTATGTCGCGGTAAGTGGCTGGTCGAGTATCACCAACGAGACTGCAGGTGTGCCGGGCTCGAATGTTGAAGGGCGATCTGCATTTGAGTATCGCCGTCGCCAGTCAGTGGCACGTAACGCCTTCAACACAGCAGCGGCTGTGCGGGCTGCTGTCCTGGGAGTCGACGGGGTGCTTGATGTTTATGTGATCGACAACAAAGAGCCGACTTCCGTCGAGAAAGGTTCCACGAATTACACACTGCTGGCCAGCTCGATTTATATCGGGGTTTATGGCGGGGCAGTAGCTGAGATTGCAGCGGCCATCAATAAAAAACTCCCCCCGGGCACCGTTATGAACGGTGACACCACCGGAACCGTCCAGGATACCGAAAATTATGACGCCCCTTATCCGGAGTACACCTACAGATGGAAAACGCTGGACGCGGTGAGTGTTCATATCAAGGTGGAATACGAGGCAAATGATGGCCTTCCGTCAGATATCAACGCGCAGATCAGAACGGTCGTCCTGAATGCCTTTACCGGCGCAGATGGCGGCACCCGGGCGCGTGCCGGCGCGCGAATTTATGGCAGCCGGTATATCGGCCCCATCCAGGCGCTCGATGCACAGAATATGAACGTTCTTTCGGTCCAGATATCTCTGGACGGAACCACCTGGTCTAGTGCGCTGACCATGGGGATAGATCAGGAACCGACTCTCGATGCGACAAACATCATAACGGAGGCGGTAAGTGAATAATGTCGACTGGACGATCTACGCGCAGTACGTGAACTCAACCAGCCTGCGGTCACTGATTAATACCTTTAACGCTTCTGTAGCGCCAGATGACTGGATAGACACGTTCTATGACCTCGTATTCAACATCGAGACCTGCGGCGATTACGGGCTGATGTGCTGGGGTAAAATCGTTGATGTAGAGCGTTTGCTGACTGTGACGCCATCCCAGCAGTTTCTGGGGTTTGGCGAAGCGACCAGCACCCCGGCAGAACTCACCGACCCGCAACCCTTTAACCAGGCGCCTTTCTATACCGGCGTGCAGGACACGAACACTGTGGTCCTGACCAATGATGCATACCGCAAGCTGATCATGTGCAAAGCGATGGCGAACATCAGCGACTGCACCGTTCCGGTCATGAATCGCATGCTGATGTACATGTTCGGCGCCAGCGGGCGGGCTTACGTGCGTGATGATGGCAACCATGTCATGAGCTACGTATTTGAGTTCCAGCTTTCCGAATCTGAGCTGGCCATAGTGCAAAGCTCCGGCGCGCTTCCTTCCCCTCCCGGGGTAAAAGTTAACATCGTTCAGGAGGTCTGAATTGAATAATTCAGCCATACCGTCACGTCTGACGGTTGTATTTTCTGCGAGCGGCGACAAAAACACGATCCCGGTCAATTCCACCTCTGAAACGCTGGCCGACGGCCTGGCGGCTATGGATTCCGGTTTCCCGCCGCTGACCCGTATCGCACTTTCTGCCGGCGGTAAGCCGCCAAAGGGTCAGGACTTTAACGGCATTTTTAATGATCTTTACACTCGCCTGCAATGGTCGGATGCCGGGATGGGGTACCCCTTTAACGCAGATTTCAGAGCGGCCATTTCAGGCTATCCGAAAGGTGCGGTGATCCCTTCGAGCGATTACTCGGTGTCGTGGCTCAACACCATTGACTCCAATAACACCGCTCCGGAAAAAACCGACGCCACTGCATCTGGCTGGATTCCTTCATGGGGATGCGGAGCGGCCAGCATTTCAATATCGACGGCTAACGTTAACGCCACCGATCTGCAGGCTGCTAACCCACGGCTAATTCTCACCGGCGCGCTAACTGGTAACCGGATCCTATATCTCCCTCCATGGGTGAAAGACTGGACCATCGAAAATAACTGCACCGGCAGCGCTTACTACGTTCAGTTAAGCACCAGGGCGGCGGGCGCAACGGTTGTCAGCAAGCCAGGCACAGTTACTCAAGTCCACTCTGATGGAACCAACGTAACTTCCCTTTCGAAGCCTCATGGAAACATCGCTTACGCAGTCAACGGGACATATTCGTTCGTCGTGCCTGCAGGGGTGACGCGTATTCGTTACACCGTGACGGGTGCAGGTGGATCAGGAAGCGGTTGTCAGGCGTCATCTTCAAGTGAGTCCTATAGCGGCGGCGGCGGAGGTGCTGGCGGTACAGCTTTAGGCTGGCTGGATGTTGTTCCGGGAGCGACCTTATCTGTTGTCGTCGGTAAAGGTGGTACAGCGGTATCAGGAGCCGTGTCCGGCAATGACGGTGGTGACTCTTCTTTGGGGGGGATCATATTCGGCCGCGGCGGCAAAAAAGCCAACAAGGCCAGCATCGTGAACAGTGCCGGTGGCGATGGCGGTCTTGCATCAGGTGGCGATATCAACATTCAGGGTGGTACCGGTCAGGACGGCCAGGCTGCGACCAACATGCTTACCGGTTCTGGCGGGGCTTCGTTCTGGGGTGGTGGCGGACGAAGCGGCGCAACCGGCGGCGTGAAAGGGAAAGCAGCAGGCTCTGGCGGTGGCGGTGCTTACGACATTGATTTCAGCGGAATAGCTTACCCATCCGGCGATGGCGCCGATGGCATTGTGCATATCGAGTGGTAATAACAGGAAAAATTATGGCGACTACCGACACACAGCAAACGGCACAGTTCGCGGCAGAGGCGTCCGTGAGTGCCGCAGAGGCAAAGCAGTACCTGATCGAGGTCCAGCAGGGCTATCAGGATATTAGCGCCACCACTCAGGAAGCGATTAATGCAGCCACAGCGGCAGAGGCGGCGAAGAGCGCCGCAGAAACTGCTGAGCAAAATTCATCTACTTCGGCCGCTGCCTCATCCGAATCGGCAACGGCAGCCGCAGGTTCAGCTGCACAGGCTGAAGAGTACGCGAGCAATGCGTCTGAATACGCACTGAATAAGTTCACGTTCTATAAGACTGCCAGCGATCCGGACGGCACAATTGCAGGCCTCGCCGCCACTACAAACGGTCAGTCATTCCGCGTAGCGGAAGGCCCGGAAGCGACGGCGGCTTTCAAAACTTACGAGAACCAGGATGGCGCGGCAGTGCTGCAGGCTTCTCAGCCCGGAACGGCAGCTATAACCGGGACAATCCGCGAATTTCCCACACTTGCGGCTGCGCAGGCTGATGCAGATGCTGGAAATATTCCGGTTGGGTCAACAGCGTATTACCGTAATTCAGATGACAGCGCCCTCGCGATCGAGGTCATTAACGTTGGCGGGACGCTGCAGCCTACCGGGCGTAAAATGCCGTCTCGGGAAGCTGTTGGCGAAGCAGAAACAAAACCACAATTTCTGTCGAGGGAGTTACGCTCTACAGAAACGTTTCATTCGTCCGTGATAAGGACCAGCAACTGGACCAATGCCACCACAAGTACATGGGCGGTAGGATCTACATCTGATGGTCGAGTTTTTAATTTTATCGAGATGTGGGTTGATGGCGTAAGCAATATAGATAGCCTAAAAATCAGCGTTTATTCTCGGTCGACTGATGGGGCATCCGTCTTTCCCGGGGCTGAGGGCGATAAACTACTGCTTTCAAAAACTGTCAATATGGGTGACGTTGCGATTAAGTCAGCTATTGCAACGGGCTATCAGCTTATCCGTCTTGTTTTTGATGATATAGCGGTGCCTACCGGCAAAACTGCGCTTTTCGTGGTTCAGCCGTTCGATGCAAGCGGCAATCCAGTTTATATGGGAAGTGGGCGTAAGGACATTCCTGATAGCGAGACTGCGGCGTTGTCAAACTCCCTTGGTGGTTTCTGGATGCCCGTTGATCAGTCGGGGTGGAGGCTCGCTACCATTCCCGGCACATCCTTATATCGAATCGCCTACCAACTGGGCTACGAGAACCATGTTGTAACCCGTTCACCGACTGGAGATCGGGCCGTTGTCGGTGGTGCGGCTCCTAACTCATCAAACTGGACCGTTACCACCGCAACATCCAGCCAGTTTTACGGCTGGGCGGTTGCGATAGATGGTGCGGACTTTAACTGCATAACACTGCGGCATAGCAACCTGTCACATGTGGCAAGGATTCATTATCGGGTTGTCGCACGGCGAGCCGCAGATGCGGGGTCTACCGCGATGCCCGGTGTCGCTCCCGGAGATATTCAGGTCTATTCGGGGGTGGTCACGCCCGATGCCGGAGACGACTATTTCCGTGATGTAGATTACCTGGTCCCTGTTAAAATTCCCGACGGGTATTTCGCAATTCTCGTAGTATACCCCCAGGATGCGGACGGGGGTGTGGCTTTTATGGGGACTATGTCTCACGATTACAGCTTGTGGGGGGAGACTGCGCCAACCGGTTATTATCTAGGGGCTTCCATCCGGAAGCTGGATAATATCTGGGCTTTTATCAACGGAAATGCGGGGATCGGGTATGTGCTGAGTAACGTGGCCGAACAGGGCGTACTTGACGCGACAGAGGTCCACTCCCGTGAGATTGCTGAGCTGGCTGCGGAGGTTTCGACTGCCGAAAGGCAAGCTATAGAGGCGGGTGCAGGGTCGCTGATTCGTCCATACGGTAGCGATAAGTTCGGCTATAAAACGCAGACCCTTGGCGCTACTTTCTTCCGATGGGCATACCCGGTTCCCGTCGACATGAAAACCCTTTATTCCCTGGATGTGTGGCTAGATGGTGTTGTGCTCAATCATTCTCTTAAAGTGACGGTTTATGGTCGTTCCCTGTCAGAGAAAACAAATTCTACTGCGCCGGGAGCGTTGAGCGGCGATATCGTTTTACACCAGGATACCTTACTGGATGTGGCAAAAGACGACCGCATGCAGAAAATAACACTCCCTTTTGATTTGAGCATACCCGGTGGGTCTTTCCCCATTGTTGCGGTCGAGGCTTCTCGTCCTGATGGCGAGATCGGGTATTTAGGGGCCGGGGCGGCTATTTACACATCCGGCCTGCCAGTGATCGGCCAGAGGGGGTGGTACAGCCGCAGGGGGATTAACGATGGCGCCTGGTCACTAATCGGTGACAGCCAGGTGGCGACCGTAGCCTTTGCGGCCCGTTATGACGATGGTTTTAACGCCAGAAAAGAAGTATCGGTCCTCATCGGTCGTATTAATGCCTTGCCAGAATCGAGTCAGCCGGGAATGTTGCCGAAATGGTCCCCTGTCGTAACCCAGGACGGTCTTACCCTTGATTTTACCGGGTCATCCGTAGTGGTGGACAGGGTAAGCTATCCTTTCGCCGGCACGGTAACTCTTGATAGTACGCCGCTTGAATACGGCCCAGTTAACAACTATACGCTGAGGCCGGCCGCGGCTAATTCGCAGTGGCCATCGAACCCCAACGCCTGGATCGGCCGCAAGCGAGTGAGTAACGTTGTTGTGACGGACGTTGCAACCGGAAACACACTAACCCCGGGCGTTGAATACAACGTTGACGGGTATGGCGGGAAGTTACGCGGTCTCACTACGGCGACGTACACCGTCAACATGACCTTGAATTACCTCAACGAACGTTACGACTTGATCCAGATAGACCCAATTACGCTTGAGCTGAGTGTTGTCAAAGGAACCATTCGCATCTTCGACGTTCAGGAATATCGCCCTGCAGTACAGGCAGGAAAGGTACCTCTGTTTTACGCGCTTGTTGCAGGAAGCACGGTTGAACTGGAGCCGGTATATCGCTGGCCGGAGACAGGGTACGACCTGCAGGGGAACACCGATGCGGATCTGCTTCGCCTGCATAACCGTCGGTGCCTCCAAAAGACGCTTGCAAGGTTGAACCAGGGCAAACCCATTACTCTTTTAGGCTATGGCGACTCAATCACAGCCGTTTCCAATATCGCCAGTCCCGACACCACCCCAAACGGCAGCACCCGCGATTTGCAACGTATCCTGCAGGGGTATGCAACCGATACGCTGACCAACTTTTATCCCGCTCAGGACTGGGGTGACGGAGGTGGTGCGGTACATGTGAAGATTGGCTGGAACTGGCGACTGAAAGAGTGGATGGAGAGCACTTTTGGGGTTGAGGTTAATTATCAGAATCTTGGCGTTTCCGGCACAAACTCATCGTCGGGGGCAGGTAGTACCCGACTGAACGCAGCGAAAGCCACGTCCCCACATGTTGCTGTTGTGTGTTTTGGTATGAATGACAATGCAGGGAGCACCCTCTACAGCAACCTGATGACGATCATAGCGGGCCTCAAATCCGTCGGTTCTGATGTTGTTTTGATGCCAGTGCCCCGAACTCCATCTCACGAAGATGGCCGTTATACCTTGGACCAGTGGCGATACATGAACAGTCAGGTTTATCGCGCCGCGATGGACGGGGGGGCTGCATATGTTCCGGCCAACTGGTTGACGGATGATAACAGCCGTGGAGGGATGGGTATTGTACCCACATCGCTATGTGGTTCCGACCTCAGAAACCACCCTGGAGGGTATGAGTTCAGCGTTTATGGCAAAGCGCTGGTGAATACTTTCTGTTGATGAGATTGTAAGGTAGTAAGCGAGCAGAATAAATCTCTGATACTGGCATATTGCGGCTGTCATGAAAATTGATAGCCGCAGCCTCTTTGATCTGCCTCCTGAATGAAATTACTGTATGCATGACCAGTATTTCAGGAGGGCAGATCATGCTTCGACAGTCGGATATCGCCGATAAGACGCCGGACCATAGCGAAAACAGGCTGTGGATGATGGCCAATATGGGGAGGGTTCTGTAATGGGCTTTCCATCACCCGCGACGGACTACACGGAACAGCGATTAACGGTTAACTCGATCTGCAATGTTGGGCCAAATACGCGGCTCTATGAGCGATCAGGCGGTTACGTTGTGCTGGATATATCCCTGAAGCCAAAACAGGGTAGTCAGGTTCTGATCCAGCACGGCGGCGGGACGGAGCTTGCCACGCTGAGAGGAAGGTCGCTGATTACCGAAGATGGTGAAGCGATCGAGGGCGACGCTCTGGACGATGTTACTGTCATCGGCGTCGTGACGTTTACTATCTGCGATGTGCGCCAGGACAATGCGGTTGTTTAGTTGCAGTCAATTGATGGAGGATTTCGCTTGTCAGGCGTCTTGGGGCATGGGTGGGGCATGAGAAATCGGTGAAATTCGCCAAATATTGCAAACAACTTATGTTGGATGCTATCTCCAGCCATTAAAAATGGCGCTCCTGGACGATATTTGTCGATTTTTAAATTTCCAGCGTCACCGTGGTGATATGACGAGAGTGATTAATTACCTTGTTGATATATAAGCTTATTGTTATCAAATAACTATGCATTGGGGCATGGGTGGGGCAAAGTCCGATAATTTCTGGTTCAACATAGCAATCTGATCGCTGTTACTATCGGCCATCCAGGCGCCGTAGACATTGAAAACCATCTGGGCGCTTGTGTGCCCCATCTGGCTCGCAATGAAGCTGGGGTTGGCCCCGGCTGACAGTGACCAGCAGGCATAAGTGTGTCTGGACTGATATGCTTTGCGATGCCTTAAACCAGCTCGTTTCAGCGCCGCCTCCCATGAGTCACCAATTGAATCAACCTTGTAATGATAACCAACGTTACTGCTTTTTCTGACCAGCTGAGGATTGAACACAAATGTACAGTCATGAATAGCCGTTCGGCCATACTCCCGTAGTTGTACCTCAATCTGATACTGCTTTCCCAGTCTGGTCATTTCCGCCTGGTTCCTCAAAGCGTCAATGGCTGGTTTGATCAGATGCACGACCCTGTCGGTGCCGGCTTCGGTTTTTGGTGGAGTGAAATCACCGAGTTTCGTATAATTTCGGCGTATGGTCATCGTTCCAGCTTTCAGATCTATGTCTTCCCATGCAAGGGAGACCAACTCACCGTGGCGTAATCCTGTGTAAACCGCAACGGACCACAGGTTTTTCGTTTGCTGATGCGGGCAGGCATCTATGAAACGAATAAATTCGTCACGAGTGAGTGGATCAGGTTCTATCCTGGCCCTTTTAAGCGGCCTGATTCCGTTAAATGGGTTTTCCCGGATATAACCATTATCAGCGGCAAACTGAAACATGCCCGCCATGGTGGTCATGTAATAGTTTGCTGTCGCCACACTCAAACCGTTCTTCACCGATCCCCCCGACAACATATCTTTCCTGACATACAACAGATCTTCCCTGTTCACGGATGAAGCAAGCTTGTTTCCACCAATCCTCAGCAGCATATTCCTTACAACCGATTCATATCGGTCCAGAGCATTAGCGCAGATCTCCAGCCGTTTCAGCTCCAGCCATTTTTCAGACAGAAATTTCACGGTGATATCTTTCTTGCAGATGCCGAAAGTTTTCAGGTTTGGCGAATTGGGGAATTGCGCCGCATAGTCAAAGGTCCCCATGCGGATAGCGAAACAAACTGACGTTCGCAGTTCCCCGGCCACCTTCCTGTTTTTAGCGGTGTCAGGGACACCGAGGTTTTCCCTGACACGCTTACCTTTAAAAATGAACCATATGCGGAGTGATTTTCCGTGGTTCTCAACGCCCGTTGGGTATGATTCTTTACTCATTGTTCCCTCCCGACGTCCAGGAGCGGTGTAAGCTTACCTTTTTCATACCGCCCGATCACCCAATGGTTGCTTTTGGGCCTGAATCCATGCGTCTACCGCTTTGCGGTTGTACATGCATTCGCTGGTTGGCTTTGGCTCTCCTTCAGGGGAAACGTGCTTATACTCCCGGCCAAGCAGCCAGGATGATTTACGGGCCCGTGTAATAGTGCCGCGCTTCATCCCGGTGACCGCCATCAGCAAGTCCTCTGAAACCCATTCGTTTGGCTCGATCTGGATAATTGTCTGCATTTATCACCTCCGATGCTTACCGCGTAATTCCTCTTCTTCTTGACAGTCAGCACAGCGCTGGCATCCCGCCACCAGTTCCCTGCGCCGCTCGGGTATCTCTTCCCCGCAGTCGCGGCAGTGAGTAGCTGAAACAGCCGCATGGTTGATGCGCATGTTCTGGATGGTCATTTCCAGCCGGCGCTCTGCCAGCTCGTTGTCCTGATCGATGATTTCTGGCATGTCAGCGCTCCTTTATCTTTCCGTTCAAAATGCCGATTTCCACATAGAGATGGCTTGGCGTTAACCCAAGCTGCCTTATCAGCGGCATGCATCCGTTGAGGATCGGTCGTGATATCTCGTCGGAACTTAAAGCGGGGGATGACCGCCGTTTAGCCTTAACCTCATCGTTAGCCCTGCGCGCGATACTTCTGAGCGCATTTTTCTTTTCTTCTGGTGTCATGCGACCCCCATATAAGCGCGAATGAAAGCCGCTGCAGCCTGTGCGTTTATGGCGTTGCCGTAACCCTTCAGGCGGCCGACGCGGTTGCTGCTTGCCACTCTTGCCACCCCGGGCTCGACTCGTCCCATACGTGCGGCAGCCCCATCAACCAGCGGGAATGTGCCGGGTTCAACTGGACGCCATTTTCCATCTCGACAAAAGAGCCAGTCCGCATCTCGCCAAAAACCGTTAACCTCAAGGGCCCGCATGTGTATGCCTGGCGCGGTAGCTGGTCCAGTCGTTCCTTCCCGTCCCGCTGCGCTGTCATTCCAGAAGTGTCTTTCCAGTCGCGGCTTGTTGGCGTTGTCCAGGCTGCCAACACTGCAAAGTCCTGTAGATTTGGCTGGCGACCGGACTCCTTCCGCGCCAACACCTTGAGCCAGTCCTGGTAGCAGTTTTTGACATTGCTCGCCAGCGGACTCGGCCACCCAGTAAGCTCGCTCTCTGATGTGCGGCGCGCCGATGCCCGCTGACGTAAACGGCACAAGCCCGAAGGCGTATCCCATTCCTTCCAGGTCAGCTTGTACAAGGTCGAACCATGTGTTTGCGTTACCGCTTGCAACCTGTTCGCCAAAGACATGCTGAGGTCTGCGCTCGCTGATGAGGTGGAAGAAGTGGGGCCAAAGGTGCCGCTCGTCAGCAAACCCATCTCCTTTGCCTGCCGCGCTGAAAGGCTGGCACGGGCAGGAGCCAGTCCAGACCTGGCGATCGTCAGGCCATCCGGCGAGGCGGAGGGAATGGGACCAGACGCCGATACCGGCGAAAAAGTGGCACTGGGTAAATCCTCTGAGGTCGTCAGGTGTGACATCTTCAATACTCCGTTCGTCAACTTCGCCCGGGGCGATATGCCCGGCGGCTATGAGGTTACGCAGCCACTGCGCCGCGAATGGGTCGATCTCGTTGTAGTAAGCTGCCGCGCTCATGCTGCCTCCAGATTCCCGATCCGCTTTAACTCAGCCAGCGATACGGTCGTGATGATGTGTCGCGGGGTGATGTACGGGCGCCAGATAAACAGGAGCGAGCCTTTGGGGTTGCTCTTGCGCTTTCCTGTAACGGATGCCGGAACAAACTGAACGCGGCCACCCGTTATCAGCCTGAGTTCATCAGCTGATTGCCTGGCTGAAATAAACCAGCCGGTAGAAATGTCAGCCGGTAGCAACATCACTACGACCTGAGACTGCGCCCGGGATTGCTCAGCAGCTTTTTCCACCCACGGACCGATATCGGAATAGGGCGGGTTGCACCAGATCGCACCGTATGACGCCCATTCGCTGTTCAGCGAGTCATCCAGCTCAGTGAGATAGTGAGCGCATAGCGCATTACTCTCAGAGGCTGCAGCATCCAGCCAGAAGCCAAACTCGCGGTCGAGCGCGTTGAAAATTTCAATCGGCGTTTGCCAGTAGTCACGTTCATTTTTTGGAGTTTTCGATCCGCCGAAATCAGTCATTGCGCACCTCGTTTCGTGTCCAGCTCTTCAGCCAGCCGCTGAGCCTTTAACGGGTTTCTTACCACTTCACCCCATGGCATTAGCCAGCCACGATGAAGGACGGAGTACATGCACTTCACTTTTCCTACGGTTATGGCGTCGCGGTAATGTTTCATTTCCACTGCTCCCCGAAGGTGAAACCGATCTCCGCCAGAGATTCGTCCATCTTGCTGATGAACTCCGGCACCATTTCGTTGAAGTCGGACATGTATTTGTCGTCGCGCTCTACAACCACATGGTGAATGCCTTCTCGCTTCATGCGAGGGTCATAATTCGCGAAATACCAGGCGTCCTTCCCGGTTACCCACATGCTGAATTGCACCTGGGCCATGTAGGCGGATTTGATAGCCTCGAAGCCGCCAAGCCGGAACTTCATGAAGTCGCGAGAGGTGAAAGGGCATTTCAGCTCAAGGCCGCGGCCATCACTGCACAGGCCATCAGGAGAGCAGGCGGTGCGCATACCTTCGTCACGGAAAAGGATCGGTGACTCCGTTACCTTCACGTCGGTGGTGAACTCAAACAGGGTTCGAGCGTCGGCCTCATACTGTTTTCCCCAGGCCAGCGCCTTGGCGTTAACTTCCGGCGCCGCGCCGGTGCATACCTCCGCGAGCAGCGTGTGGAAATAAGACATTTTCATGTCAGTCCACTTGGTTCCTGATCTCGGCTTCGAAATGACGTTATGGACTTCCGAGGCGGTGATCACGCCCAGGCGTAAGCGGTGCCAGGATTCATCACCCTGTTCAACGCCGGTAACATCAATGCCAGTGCGTGCAAGGATAATTTCTGGTGTCATGCTGCCACCTGCGCTTTTTTCTGGAGGAAGCTAAAGCCTTTCTGTGCTTCTTCTTCGGTGAGCTGTGATGCCTGGAAAATGTCTCGCTTGAAGATGTTGCTGCACAGAGGCAGGAAGTCCTGTTCCCAGTCCTTATTCATGGACGTCAGGAGGTCAGTAATTGCCTGCAACGTTTCCTCACTGGCCACCAGGGGAAGCGCCTCTGTCGTGCTGCGCGGCGTCACGTCACGCGCATCCACTTCCAGCGTTTTACCTTCCATCTCTTCGGCAGTGGGCTGCTGGCCAATTTCAGGCCATGCCTTACGCAGAGCCTGAGCCTCGGCACACTTCGCCAGCTGGCCATAAGGGCGCTTTTTCCACATAGCATTTGGCGCGGTAGTGTCGCGGCCGGCGGTGGCGTAGTTTTCAACCCAGTATTCTTTCGCGCTGAATTCGACGATCTCCCCGCTCGGCATGCGCTTGCTGACCGTGTACTTGCACCATTGAGGTACGGTCACTTCAATACCGGTAAGCGTCAGAGTGACGTCCGGGCCGAACTCTGGTTCTTTTGCGCCAGCGTAATCACCGGAGCGATCGGCCTGAATCCGATAAAGCCCGATGCCAGGCATAACCACATCGCGCCACTCGCTTTTACCCGACTTCGAGTCCTTAACGCTCATTGGCACCAGATGAACGGGCTTCAGAAGCGGATCGAGATTTCTGGCCCGGCAGTAGTCCAGTGCCATCATCACTGACTCATCCTTGGCGCCAGGGTAAATACTGTTTTTGAGGGCGCTCCAGGTAGCGCCGTCAATGCCTCGCTCAGCAAGAGAGCTGGCTGTAATCACAAGTTCGTTAGCCATTGCTATTCCCCAAAGTTAAAACGGGCAGCCGGTGCGGTGATCCCAGTCGTATTCCGCCTGGGCGTAAGCAACTGCCGAAATGAAATCGTTATATGCCTCTCCGGCGGAATCGCTGCGGAGGCCTTCGTATGGGCTTTTGTCCATCGGTACAGAGAAGCGGAACAGGCCTGACGGCTCTTTCGGCAGGGCGTCGATAATTTCCTGCGCACGATCATCAATCCACTTTTGCTTCTCTTCGGTTAGCGCTTGCTCGGCCCACTTACGCTCTTCGATCACGTCATATGCGCGGTATGCGTTCATAGCTCGCTCCTGAAATTTGGTTGTAAGAATCCCCGGCGCGATGAAAGCCGCCTGATAGCTCAGTTAAATTCTTTGGTTCGATTACCGGCGGAGGCCTTGCCCCAACCCGTTCAGATAAACTTCAACCAGCAAATCGGTTGTGTAAGTGCGCTCAATCCCGCGATGAAGGTAAAGGCGGCCGCGTTTATTTGCTGATGCTGTCCAGGTGCTTTCCCGATGCTTAACGAGCATCCCTGGCAGAACGGCGCCGCGGTTAACGGTCTGTGTTCCGTAATGATGACTAACCATTGAACACCCCCGTAACGTGCAGAATTTTGATAATCAACGCTGTCCAGATAACGCCGCAGATCAGCAGGCAGTAAATCAGTGAACGAATGCCTTGTTTGCTCATTTTCCACCCCAGCATGCGAAGCTAAAAAAAAGGACAGCAACCAAAAACGGAACGACCTTTAACCAAAAATTACGCCATGCAGGCTTGTCTTCTTCGCGGATCATCTCTTCACCTTTGCCTTATCGCGGCTAACGGGACGTTTTGACTTCACCCCGGCGTTGCCGGTGTTGTTTGGATGGCTTAACTATGCGATAGAGAATAATTCAAGTCAATAGAGAATTGGTTAAATAATTCCTTTGCGCATTCTCGAGCGGATTCTTAAAGGAATTTTTTTGCTGGAATAGGAGACCACAGGATGTATACTGGATAAATATACAGTTACTGGCGGTGAGAATCGAATGTCAGGAGGTGGCTTTATGGGTGTGCTGTACGTGAGGATGGGGCCTGGGCGTTATGTCAGTACCCAGGCAGCAGATAAACAGATTGTTTACTTATTTAATTCCGGTATGAAGACTTGGACGATAGGTCCAACGACAGAAGAGAGATCAGATACTGGTGCTAAAGGGACCCTCACGTCATCCACTGAAAGATACCCATTACCATCGCCTCCGATATGATATTTGAAGACAGACAATGTCTCTTTGAGTCTGACGAGAACCAGGTCATCAGAGGTTGCAATAGCCTCTGGATCGACAATTACGATGGCGCCGGCGGGAGCTTGAGCTATGCCAGTCCGGCCCTTGATTATGTAAGCGCGGAAATGTTCAGGAAGTTCGCTAAACCAGGATACATAATCGCCAGTAAAGCCATCAAAATCATAAACCTTAACGTTTTTAGAGACGTCGATAGCCTGCAGAGGTTGGTTAGAATCTCCGTATATTGATCCTGTTCCATTAATGAGCCAGTCGGCACTCACTCCGAGAGCTGCCGCTATCTTACCCGCGTGGCGCGAAGTCTCGCTGTCCCCGCGCAGGATTTTTGAGATAGAGGATTGCGGCACTCCAGCCTGCTTCCCCAGCTCGGTCTGGTTGGTTTTACCCGTAGACCTCATGGCATAAGCCAGTCTTTCTTTTAACGTTTTCATAGCACGAAAAATATTCCCTAACGAATTTTATGTCAAAGTCTCAAATGACTTGATCATTTAAATTCCCTAACGCATAATCAGCTTAAAATTATGCAAAGGGGAATTTACATGAGCGACACAGTCAACGAGGCAATCAAGCGCGCCATCTGCATAGCTGGTTCTCAAACTGAGCTGGCAAGAAAGACAGGGGTTAACCAATCCACTGTCAGTAAATGGCTTAACGGCGCTGAGATCGGCTCCCGGTTTATCAAGTCCATTGTCATTGCCACTGATGGTCAGGTGAGCGCCTCTGAAATCCTTAATTCAATTTCACATAGATAACACCAGAGGAAGTATTGCAGATGGAGAATTCAACAGCACGAAACAAACACCAGGCCAGGAATATTGAGTCATGGCTGCATAACCAAATCGCAATGAAGGGGACGACCAATGTGGCCAATGCCATGGGTCTTACAAAGTCGAGCATCAGTAAATGGAAGGAAACCTGGATTCCGAAAATAGCGATGTTACTGGCGGTCTTGGAGTGGGGAGTGGTCGATGACGATATGTCTCGACTGGCGAAAGAAGTAGCAAGCCTGCTTAGAAAAGAGATGGCCCCAAAGTGCTCGCAACACTTTGAGGCCTGATGCGAATTAACTGGATCAATTCACAGGAGTAATTATGCCTAAGAGCAACAGATTTTACCAGGCACAAACACACAAAAATGTTACCCGCTACCGCTTCATTCGCTCGGTTAACCCGGTGGTTGGCATGAAAATGCGCGCCATCCTGGAAGAGCTGAAACGGAAGGAGGAAGGCCGTGAGTAACGTATCCAATTTAGCCGAAGCCAGAGAGGCCAGAAGGCTCCAGAAACCGCGCACGAATGACGGTAAGGGGTTTGCCTTGCTGCACCGTAAAATTATGGATGTGCCGTTCTACAAGGATGCTGAGGCGGCTCATCTATGGGTTCACCTGCTCCTGCGCGCTAATCACGAACAGACACTGGTATCGACTGATGTCGGCGATGTGATGTGCGAAAGAGGGGAGTTCATCACCGGGCGAAACACACTGGCAATGGAAACGGGGTTAACCGCTGATCGCATTAAATCACTGCTCCGTAAATTCCAGAACCTGGGCATGATCAGCACCAAATCTAACAACCGCTTCACTGTTCTAAAAGTGGTCAAATATGACGAATATCAGTCAAATTTTTGTCCAGCCGATGTCCAGCCGGTGTCCAACCAAAACTCAGTCGTACCAATGCCTGCGGAGGTGGAGTGTCCAGCCGATGTCCAGCCGGTGTCCACAGATAACAATATATTAAATAACTTACTACCTAACGGTAGTAAGTATGTCGCAAATAACCAGAAACCGGCTGAAGAGAAAAAAACACGCTTGTCATGCGATGAAGTGTGGCAATGCCTGAAAGACGAACTTCCTGAAGCCAGGGGATGGAGATGCCTCACTGATGAGCGACGCAATCTGATCCGCACCTTCTGGAGCAAGGCGAACAAAATCGCTCGCAACCTTGATGGTAAGCCGATGGACATGGATGGTTTTCGCGCTTATCTCCGCTACATAGCTCAGAACTGTCGCTGGATGCTGGAAGACCGACCAGACCAGAAGTCAGGGAAGACATGGCGCCGCATGAAATTCGATAAGTTTCTGACGGAAAAACTCTACATCGAAGTGCGTGAGGGGGATCGTGATGACCGCTGATTTCATGACACCTCCGCACAGCATTGAAGCAGAGCAGAGCGTGCTTGGCGGACTCCTGTTGGACGACGACAGCAGCGAGCGTACTCAGAAGGTGCTTTCTATCCTCAAGCCGGAATCGTTCTACTCGCGTCAGCACCAGGTCATTTTTGCTGAAATGCGCCAGATGTACCGCGACCATAAGCCTGTCGATCTGCTGACCCTGTTTGATGCTCTCGATAGCAAGGGTCTGACGGAAACCGTTGGTGGCTTTGCATACCTGGCTGAAATGTCGAAGAACACGCCAAGCGCGGCGAACATCGTGGCCTATGCAATGCGTGTCCGTGAGACCGCTATGGAGCGCTACGGCATCGAGAAAACAACGAAGGCGATCGAGTTGCTTTATGCCCGCAACGGTATGACGGCAGAACAGAAGTTTGACGCAATTCAGGGCTTATTCACTGAGATAACCGAGCACGTAAAAACAGGGCGACGGACTGGGCTTCGCACGTTCTATGACGCTGTTACTGACTGGTCAGCAGAATTCGACGAAAGGCTCAAGCCGGATGGCCGTTCCCGCGGGTTGTCTACCGGGATCCGCTCTCTGGATGAGCTTCTCGGTGTGAAGCGCATTGTGCGCGGCAGCCTGTTTGTTATCGGCGCACGTCCGAAGATGGGTAAAACCACGCTCTATACCCAGATGGGTGTTAACTGCGCGACGGTCGAAAATGAGCCTGCCCTGATGTTCTCCCTCGAAATGCCGGAAGGGCAGATGGTGGAGAAAATCACCGCGCAGAAGGGGCGAATCTCGCCAAACCTGTTTTACCCGGATATGACGAAGGACGACTACGGCTATCGGGGAGACTGGAACAGCGATCTGCAAAAAGCCACCGGCGTGATGGGGGCGCTGATTGACACCAATAACCTCCTGATTGATGACACCCCGGGTATTTCACTGGCGCATGTCATGGCTGAGTCACGTCGCATCAAGCGCGAACGCGGCAAGGTTGGGATGATCCTCGTTGACTACCTGACGCTGATGACTGCCGATAAGGCAGAGCGAAATGACCTGGCTTACGGGCTGATCACCAAAGGCCTCAAGACCCTGGCGAAGGAGCTGGATTGCGTCGTGGTTCTCCTTACTCAGCTTAACCGTGAGCTTGAGAAGCGAACCAATAAGCGCCCCTTGCCGAGCGACTCCCGCGACACCGGGCAGATTGAACAGGACTGCGATTACTGGCTGGCCATATACCGGGAGGGCGCCTACGACGAGAATGCAAACCAGAGTGACACAGAGCTCCTCCTGCGCCTTAACCGGCATGGTGAGACAGGTGTTGTCTATTGCGAGCAGCGTCACGGGGCGATTTATGACTGCGATCAGGAGGCTGCCAGTCAGCGCCGGCGCGAGAAAGAGGAAAAACCAACCAAGCGGGGTGGATTTTGATGAAAAAGAACTCTGGCAAACAAGCCGTTATTAACTTCATCGGCCAGCATCCTGGCTGCAGCTTTCAGGATATCCGCCGCGGTACCGGGCTTGACTCTTCAGTGGTCAACTCCTCCCTGTGGCAGCTGAACAAAGACGGCCAGGTTAAGCGTGAGGGTGAGTGCAGGAGCTACCGCTACACCCTGATCGACACAACAGCCGTAACCGAAAGCGATCCGTCTGTTCAGTATCGCCAGCGTCCTGGCGGCGTAAACCCAATGACCAACCTGTTTAACCAGTGCCTGGCGGGAGTAAGAAAATGAACATCGAAACAGTAAACGAGCTCATCGCCTCCCTGGAGAGCGCAGGCGAGCTGTCGATCAGAGAGCAGAAGTTCCTGAAGCTGGCGAAAGCGTTTAAGCAGGTGACTGCGGAACGTGATGCGGCACTGAATGCAGAGTGCGTATGGGAAAAAACCATGATGGAAGTCTGCGGCGAGGATGGCCCGGCATCGGTGGCTGCTGAGATTCGTAACCTTCGGGCTTTGCGCGATACCGCACTGCAGGCGCTCAAGTCTCAGGTGGAGCAGCTGGCTGCGGAGAATGTGGAGGCAAAAAAAATAATCAGCGAATGCCGGGAGTATTTCATCGCTGGGGTGATGAACCGTATCAGACCAACGAATGAAGGCTACCTGCATATGATTTGCGACACGTTTGCAGACGAAACCCCCGACACCGATCGCATCGTAGCCGGGATTAAGGCTGATGGCCGCGTTGAAGGTGCGCACTTTGTGGCTAACCGAATGCTGGCTGCCTGGGATGCCGGTTTCATCGAAGACACCGCCAAAAACGCAGCAGATATCGCTCGCATGATTCTCGCCTCAACCGAGTTTATGGCAAATGCACCAGAGGGTGATTTCGACCGTTCTTTTGCTGATGACATCTTGGCAGATATCGCCAAACAGCTGCGGGAGGGGGCAGGCAAATGAGCATCGCCGCTTATCTCAATACCGGTCTAGCCATGCTGGGGTGGGTATACATCATGTTCAAAACAGGCCAGTGGATTACCAAAAATGCTCTGAGGCAGTGGGACAAGCGTCGTAAGGAGTCTCTCCGCCAGAAAGCTGTGAATGAGTTTTATGACGCCTTTGAGCTTAACAGCCTGGAACCTGGCTCTACCGTTCGCCTGGCCACTAAAGGCGACCTGACAATCATGATGTTTCGCAGCGAGGAAAAGGCCAATGACTGATATCACCGAACTGGCGCAGAGAGAAAAATTCGAGGCTTGGTTTAAGTCGTCATTTCATCCAGACAAAACAGGGCCATACATCAAAGACCAACTGTATTTCGCCTGGAAAGCGGCTGGTGCCGAGCTGGTAGAGGCACTGGAATCAGAGAAACGTATTTGCGCAACGTGGAGAAAAACAGCTGAGGCTAACAGCGAAAAGCTGGAGAAGGCGCAGCAGCGCAACGCAGAACTTGAAGCGCAAAACGAATATATCCGTAAGCGCTATCAGCAGCTCGATCTGCTGATCGGGAAAAATATCCTGGTTATGCAGGCTGCAATCATCGAATGGCAGGCCACTGGCGATGCTAAAAACGGGCTGGCGTGGATTTATAACACGCTCTTCGGGCCAGGCGAATTGCCTGATGAAGCGGAGAAAGACGCACAGGCATATTTCGACCGCAAATATGCTCCGCTCGATGAAGAGCTTATGGCGCTTCACAAGTGGTTTTGGGAACAAAGCGAGGCTGAACGTGCCGCCGCTGGCATCAAGGTGGAGGCTGAATGATGAAAATGGGTGAACACATGGAGCCGGTTATCGAGCTCCTGGAAGAACTGAATGGCAACAATACTGACGCAAAACTAAAGCTACTCGCCCTGGTTATCTCTGAATACATGATTAATGCGGATGTTACTGGCTTTGAGGTCACCGCAGGGAAGATGAAAGTTTCCGTAGATATAAGCGTGGAGGAATAGCCCAATGACCAAATCAACCATAACCAGAGAGCGCCTGGAAGAAATTGTCAGCGAGCCAATGATTAATCAGGGTAGCGAGTTTGCGATGATGGCCCGCATGGCGCTGGCCG